TTTGCTAGTAATAATAAAAAATGGATAGGAAATTTACTTGAAGATGATGGACACAAAATCTACTTACGATATAGAAAGTATAGTGAGTCTCTTAATTATAATTTGCGAAACGACATTGGTCGTGTTATTTACGATTTTAACAAGCGTGGTATTACTTTTGATAGTGGGATGGGCGTACATAATGGTCAACACCCAAGAATGCTACGATTACTTATTCAAGAAAAAATTAGCTACCAGACCGCCATCATACTTGATAAAGCTATTGCGTTTATCAAAAATTGGGATACACAAATTAAGGAAAAGGTTGTCTGGCCTAATATCTCCTCTAAACTCAAAAAATTAAAACCATTTTTAAGATACAATGAAGTAGAAGCACAACTAATATTAAAAGAAACGATACGTGAAGGATTCCAAAATGAAAATTGATTTTATAGCACAAATAGAAGGTGTTGAAAAGACTATGCCTATAATTAAGGCAAGTGAATACAGACACAAATGGATGATTAAGATGGCGCAAGATTATAGAAAACTTGGGTCATTGACACAACGAAGTGAATTTGAAAATACACCTTTTGCAGTAAAAAAGGATCAAAGACATACATCAAAATGTCCAGGTATTATTGATTATAGAAATCAAGGATATATTGTAAGACTACATCAAGACATTAAGATAGATGTTATTGGTGATGATGAAGAAAGTTATAGATGGCAAGGATCTTTAAATGAAAAATATTTAGGCACAAACGAAGAGTTTATTAATCATCACGGAGAAGGAAATTTATATCCTTTTTATGAGAACTGGCCGAAAGACACATTAAAGAAAATACTTAAAGTTAATATGCCTTGGAAGGTAAGAATACCTAAAGACCATTATCTATTACAAATGCATCCATTTTACCTAGATGATTTTAGATTTACAACGTGTTCAGGTATATTAGATTGTAATATGGGAATAGGTAGTATTATGGTGCCTATGTTCTGGCACTCCACAAAGGGAGAAGAGTTAATCAAAGCAGGCACACCAATAGCACAATTGATACTGATACCTAAAGATGAAATAGAACATAGAAATTTAAATCTTGTAACTGATCCCAAGTATAAAGAAGATGAAAGAATAAGTTATTTAATGTTAAGACAACAATTTACAGTTAACTATAATAAGGTAAAAGAGTTTTGGAAAAAACGTTTAAAATGATTAAAGTTATAGATAATTTTTTAGATAAAGCCATTTTTGATGAAATGCAAGAAATAGTAATGGGTAAAGATTTTCCTTGGTATCATTATGACCAACCAGTAGATAATTATTTCCAGTGGGATTATGATAAAACCCCACAGGAAATAGAAGTAGAAGCTAAAAGAGTTGAGGGTTGTTTTTTTATGGTTAATTCGTTATATGATAATCAACGTCCAATATCTGGTAAGAACGAAGCAAGTGTTTCTGTCCTGAAACCAATTACATCTAAATTAAAGGTAAAAGAGTTGATAAGAGCAAAATTTAATTCATATCCTAATCAACACAAACTAATTGAACATACTTGGCACCGAGATACAGATTATACACATAAAGGTTGTTTGCTTGCTTTGAATACTTGTAATGGTTACACAAAGTTTAAAGATGGCACCAAAGTTGAGAGTGTTGAAAACAGAGCACTCTTTTTTGATCCATCTATTGAACACACTAGTACAAACACAACAAATGCTCCAAGGAGAGTTAATTTAAACATTAACTATTTTTAATGAAAAAAGATATGGACCAAATGATTAAAACTCTTATGAGCAAGGGTTATAAAATCAATGAGAGAACTATCTATGCAATGCGACAAGTACCACGTGAAAAATTTTGTACTAAAGCAGTTAGAGCAGGTTGGCCAGCANTNGCNTATGAAGATNCACCACTNGAAATAGGNTNTGGTCAAACTATATCACAACCTTTTATGGTTGCATATATGACTNAACAATTAGGTATTAAACCTTTAGACAAAGTGTTAGAGATAGGTACAGGTTCAGGTTATCAAACTGCTGTGTTGGCAGAATTAACANCANATGTATATTCAGTAGAAAGAATTTTTAAANTATCACAAANAACACAAANNTTANTGTNAAAATTAGGTTATGAACACGTGAAATTTAAAGTAGATGATGGTCACAATGGTTGGGAAGAACACGCACCATATGATAGAATTATTGTAACAGCAATGGCAAGTGAAATACCATATAAATTAATTAAACAATTAAAAGATAGTGGTAAAATGATTGTGCCGTATGGGGGTCAAGTAGTAGAGATTATTAAAAAAGAAGAGAAGGCAGGTGTGCCAATTTATAAAGAAAAAAATTTAATAGGGTGTACTTTTGTTCCACTTGTTAAAGGATGATAGACTCTCAGGAATTAGAAAAAAAAATAAATGGTACTTGGACCATTCAAGAAATAATAGAAGCAATGGATAGAATAAATGCCAGATAGAGTATTTTGTATAGGCAATGGTGAGAGTAGAAAAGATATAGATTTATACAAATATAAACCATTTGGTAAAATGTATGGGTGCAATGCCATTTATAGAGACCATCCTGATTTATGCGATTGTATAACTGCTGTTGACCACGGAATAACACACGAAGTATATCACGCAGGTATGGCACAAAAGATACCTTGTTATTTTAGAGGTTGGACATCTATGCCTGCATTTTCATATGATAAAGTACTTGTAGATAGTTTGTCTGTAAAAGATGTTGAAGAGGCAATTAAAAAAGGTATACTGATAACAAATGAACGTGGTGATTCAAAACAATATGTTATACACGGTGGTAATTTAGAAGGTATTGTTGCAATATTAAAAAAAGATGGAGGTGTAATTAGAAAGGACGTTAAACACTCTATAGTTAAAGTTAGTTGGATTAAAGAACCAGATTATTCACACTCACTAGATGATATTGATGAACCTAAAGACCACGGTTGGGCGTGTGGAGCTACATCTGGTTTGGTTGCTGCTAAAGTAGAGAGACCTAATGAAATATATTTAATAGGACACGATTTATATAGTCATAATAAATTTCTTAATAACGTATATAAGAGTACTAAACATTATACAGCAGGAGGGAATGGTCCTACACCTGCTATCAATTGGATTAACCAATGGAAGATATTGTTTAATCGGTTTCCACAGATACAGTTTTATAAGGTTAATCTATATAATGATGGACGAGATAAAGTAAGTGGTCCTATTGAAGAGTGGTATAGTACTTCTAATTTAAAATACATAGATTATACCACGCTTGACAATATGCTGGGTTTATGATATATTAGAGAGTATAAATAAGAAAGAGATAGCGATAATATAGCTAACACAAATACAACATACAATTAATACAAAGGAGATATAATTATATGGATTTTGAAACATTAAAATCATCATCAAGTAACTTTGATAAGATAACAAAGGCACTTGAAACAAACCTCAATCCTGAGGATAAATCAAACAAGAATAAGTATCAAGACGATAGATTCTGGAAACCAGAACTAGATAAAACTGGAAACGGTTATGCTGTTTTAAGATTTTTACCTGCGTCTGAAAAGGAAGAAATGCCTTGGCAAAGAGTATGGTCACACGCATTTCAAGACAAAGGCGGTTGGTACATTGAAAATTCATTAACAACTTTAAGTACTAAAGATCCAGTTAGTGAAGATAATACTAGATTGTGGAATACAGGTGTAGATAGTGATAAAGATATTGCTCGTAAGAGAAAAAGAAAATTATCATATTATTCTAACATCTATATGGTCAGCGATCCAAAACATCCTGAAAATGAAGGCAAAGTTTTCTTATTCAAATTTGGTAAAAAGATATTTGATAAGATATCAGAAGCAATGCAACCTCAATTTGCGGATGAAAAAGCAATCAACCCATTTGATTTTTGGAAAGGTGCAAACTTTAAACTAAAAATTAGAAAAGTTGATGGTTATTGGAACTATGACAAATCTGAATTTGAAGGAGTTACGCCAGTAGCAACCGAAGACGCTACTATTAAAGCAATATGGGCGAAACAATATCCTTTAAAAGCTTTTGTGGACCCTAGTAATTTTAAAACCTATGACGAACTCAAAGAGAAACTGAATAGGATAATTATGGGAACACGAAACACTAGTACCGTGGAAACTGTAGACCTCCCACAACAGACTAACGGTAAAGTGAAAAGTACTAACGTTGTGAACTCTAAACCTGCTAGTGAGGAAGACGATACGTTGTCTTATTTTAGTAAATTGGCAGACGAAGAGTAAACCTTTCTCTCTCAAATAAAACGTTAAAACTTAAAGGGCACCTAGTAATAGGTGCCCTTTTTTCATTATAAATATACATATGGTAAATATATTTGACCCCATAATAGATAGACAAAAGGGGGCGTTAAAGGCAGCGTCCTGGTATAAAAATGCTGTGAGTACTATCGCTGGTAAGGCAGGATCACGTACTCTTATGAGAAGTGGTAAGTTGAATGCTAGACCTAGTGCAGGTCGTTTGAATTTCTACTTTTATGACCCTAAAGGCAAGAAGACATTGCCATATTATGATATATTTCCATTAGTGTTACCCATAGATACATTTAGAGGTGGTTTTGTAGGGTTGAATTTTCATTATTTACCATATGGGGTGAGATTTAAATTATTACAAGAGTTACAAAGATATGCTAGTAATACAGATTTTGACCGTACTACAATAATAAATGCGTCATATAATACACTTAAAAATATAAGTATGATTAAACCAACAGTTAAGAAATATTTGTGGAAACACGTTAGGTCAAATTTTTTAAGAATAGATGTTGATGAAATGGCAATTGCAGTATATCTACCTGTACAACAATTTAGAAAAGCGACACCACAAAGAGTGTGGTCAGACAGTAGGAGAAATATCTGATAAAAAATGGCAAAGAGGACATTATGGAGAGTTATGATAGTTAAGTTAAGAATGTGGTATGCTGATGTAAGAGGACACCACGGACATAGATGGAACTACGAACCTTCCCAACATTATTTTGGAAGACACCCGAAGAATAGGAAATAGAAATGGCAATATTCAGAGCAGGTAAACGTATTGGTAATATGGATATCCGAATAGGACTTCCAAGAGATAGGTCATTTGATAATGTTGAAGGTGATAAAAGATTAAAGAGAAGACCTACCCACGGCGCCAATAAAACAACAGCTATTGGTAGATTTATTTCAGAAATAAACAAAGGTGAAGGTGTTGCTAGAGCAAATAGATTTTTAATTAGATTATATCCACCAAAGGACATTGTTAAAGAACAATTTGGTGAAAGAGAAAGAGATTACACTGTACGTCCTGCTGATAGTCTTATTAATGACGACCAAATGAAACGAAATGTAGAGTTGATGTGTACTGAAATTACATTACCTCATAGGGATGTAGCAACTCAAAATTTTGTGACCTATGGACCAGGTAGAAAAATGCCTTATGCATATGTTTATGGTTCAAATCTTCAAGCTTCGTTTATGGGAGATAAGTTTTTAAGACAAAGAGCATTTTTTGAAACTTGGCAAAAGAAAATGTTTAGTACCCATACTCATAATTTAAATTACTATGACGCATATGTAGGTCAAATGGATATATATCAATTAGGACAGTATAGAGAAAGTTCTAAAGATGGAGATTATGATGATAACTATAGAATGACCTATGGTATAAGATTGCACGAAGTATATCCAGAAACAATTGGAGAAATACAATATCAATCAATGGTAGATGATATGATACCTATGAACATACCTGTAAAGTTTGCATTTAGAACTTGGGAGAATTTAACATTAGACGCCATTAATGAAGTTGGTTTAGGTACAAGTGTTCCTGATATGCCAAATATTATACCTGCTAAAAATTATGGAATAATTGGTGGAATATTATCAAAAATGCCACCAGAAATTAGACGTGCAAGTAAACGAGTTATAGAGAAAATTAGAAGAGATATACCGATTGGTAAAGGTACAGGAGGAAGAGTATTTCCACCATTCGTTATTAATAAGTAATATATAATAAAAAGGAGAAGAGATTATGGCATTGCCTATAATAGAAACAGCGACATATGAGTTGACGTTACCATCAAAGGACGTTAAGGTTAAGTACAGACCTTTCCTTGTAAAAGAGGAAAAAGTATTGTTAATGGCATTAGAATCAAAATCGCAGGAGGAAATGACTACTGCTTTGAAACAGATTTGCCACGCTTGTACATTTGGTACTATAGATATTAATACATTACCTTTATTTGATGTAGAGTATATATTTTTACAGATAAGAGCGAAGTCAGTTGGTGAAATAGCAAAACTTAAATTGCTATGTCCAGATGATAAGGAAACTTATGCAGATGTTGAGATAGATTTGTCTAAAGTGGAAGTACACGTAGATGAAGACCATACTAACAATATTGTGCTTGATGATAAGAAAAAGATTGGGATTGTTATGAGTTATCCTACAATTAATTCAATTGATCCAAAAATTAATGTAGAAGGTAAAAAGACTCAAGTGATGTTTGATATGTTGGTCAGTACAATTCATCAAATATATGAAGGAGATAAAACACATACACCTAGTGATTATACTAAAGAGGAATTGAATAAATTTATAGAGAGTTTAGACAGTAAAGCATTTAAGAAAATTAACGATTTTTTTGATAGTATGCCTAAATTGAAGCAAGAAATAGAAATAGTGAACCCGAAGACAAAGAAGACAAGTAAATTAACCTTGCAAGGGTTACAGGATTTTTTCGTATTGCCCTCTCTCACGAAAGTTTAGAGAATTATTTTCAAGTGAATTTTACGCTTATGCAACATCATAAATATTCACTATCTGAACTTGAAATGATGATACCTTGGGAGAGGGAAATTTATGTGAATATGCTATCAACTCACATAAAAGAGGAAAATGATAGAACTAGACATAGAAATATGCAGAATAAATAGGACTATATGGCTGACGATTTAATTAAAGTAAAAAAGACAACCGAAGAGTATGAACTAAAGAAGAGTGACCTTGTTCCAGATGAAGGTGAGGACGCTCCTACTTGGTATAATAAGACAGCAGGTCTATTAGACAAGTTTAGAGTCATACCTAGAATGGTAATGTTGTCATACATTTATGCATTTTATAAATCAGTAACTTGGTTTATGCAATTACCAGACCCAACGAATTCACAAGCAATGTTTATATCCACTATTGTGGGTGCTGGCGCTGCCTTCTTTGGATTATATGTTGGCAAACCAGGTGCGAAATTACCTAAAAATAAGAAATAAGGAGATTTATGAAGATATCAGATAACACAGCAATTTCAATGCCAATGAGAAACCTTTTATCCATATTGGCTGCTGTCGGTATTGGAGTGTGGGCGTATTTTGGGGTGATTGAGCGATTAAATAATTTAGAAACTAAATCTACTCTTGCAGAAAAAGATTTAACTAGTGAAGTGTCAAGAATTGATAAAGATATAGATTCTTTAATTACAGGTGATATTGCACAAAATAATGAATTTAGGATCAAATGGCCAAGGGGGGATTTAGGTTCTCCGCCTGCTGATTCTGAGCAATTTATGCTTATAGAATTTTTGTCAGGACAAGTGGAGTCCTTACAACTACAATTAAAGGGTATGATGAACAACCAAGTAAATATTGAAAGATTACAGACCGATATGGAAAAGGCTTTACAGGATATAGAAAAATTAAAGGACAAAATTAGGGACCAGAAAAATGGAAATAACGGAGGTACACATTAAATGGATGCTGCTACACTAGTCACTATTATAACAATGTTCATTGTAACCGATACTTCAAGCGAATTTGTTAAGTATGATGGTTTAATGGATTGTTTGAAAGATAAAAGAAAGATAGAAAAGTTACACGATGGACGTAGAGTAATATGTGGACCATCAATGGCTGAAATAGATAAAGATGGTAATATTATTAGTATTAAAAATAAAATGCCTGACCAATCTGGTAGTTTAAAATT